CTATAGACCTGGTTCATGGGGTCCTATGCATAAAACAGGAGAAGTTGCTAAGTGGGATTATCCAGCATGACACACGTTCAACTGTTCGTTAGAGCAACTATGCAAACCCCCTGGTGCTTAGGTGTCATGGGGTTCTTGCTAGTATTTGTTCCCATCTTAGGTATGTGGGCGGTTCATAAATATGGATGGGAACATTGGGAACCATTTAGTCGTCATGAACCTCCTACTCCGCCCACTGAATGATATTAATGACCCTGTTTGGAGCGTGATCTTTTCGATCGTGCTCCTTCTTATTGGGGTTGGTTGGGTCGTTAGATATATACTACTAGTTGATACCCGAGAGGCACAAGAGCATGGGAGCCATGACACCCCCGAGCAGAAAGAGTTGTTACAACTTCCGAGTGACGAAAATAAATAGAGTCGTCGATGGGGATACGATCGATGTCACGATTGATCTCGGTTTTGATCTTTATAAAAAAGAGAGAGTTAGAGTTGCTGGCGTGGACACGCCAGAGAAACGCACCCGAGACAAAGAAGAAAAGGAGCTCGGACTAGATGCGACAGCTTGGCTCAAAGAGAAGTTGGATGGTGCCATTAGTGGGGATGATGATCTTGTTATCCGCACTGAGCTTGTTGGTGGTGTCGGCAAGTATGGTCGCCTTCTCGGTTGGTTGTATGTAGGGGATGGTGATACTTCTCTTAATGAGCAGATGATCACCGAAGGATATGCATGGGCATATGATGGTGGCACTAAGAAAAAAGACTTTGAAGAACTGCGCGAAATCCGCAGACAGCATGGGACACTTGTATGAGTAGCACTGACCAGTATCTTGGTAATCCTAATCTAAAGAAAGCAAATACAGCATTAGATTTTACTCCTGAAGAAGTTCAGGAGGTTATCAAATGTTCTGAAGATCCTGTATATTTTATCAAAAAATATATTAGGATCGTTTCTTTGGATAAGGGTTTGATCCCTTTTGACATGTATCATTTCCAAGAAGAAATGGTACAAAAGTTTCATGACAACAGATTTAATATTGCCAAACTACCACGTCAGTCTGGTAAGTCTACTATTGTTACTTCATACCTTTTATGGTATGTTCTCTTCAATGATAATGTCAACGTAGCAATTCTTGCTAACAAAGCAGCAACTGCTCGTGAGATGTTACAGCGTCTACAATTGTCTTATGAAAACCTCCCCAAGTGGCTCCAGCAAGGTATTCTCCAGTGGAACAGGGGCAGTCTGGAATTGGAGAACGGTTCTAAAATCATGGCTGCATCTACTTCTGCTTCTGCTGTCAGGGGCATGTCTTTTAATGTCATTTTTCTGGACGAATTCGCGTTCATTCCGAATCATATCGCTGACCAGTTCTTTAGTTCTGTTTATCCTACTATCTCATCTGGTAAATCCACAAAGGTTATTATCATCTCTACCCCTCACGGGATGAATATGTTCTACAAACTCTGGCACGATGCAGAGCGTGGAACAAATGAATATATTCCCACAGAAGTTCATTGGTCTGAAGTTCCTGGTAGGGATGATGTATGGAAAGAACAGACAATCAAAAACACATCAGAACAACAGTTCCGAGTTGAGTTTGAATGTGAGTTCCTTGGTTCTGTTGACACGCTGATCTCGCCAAGCAAGTTGAGGATTATGCCATATCATGATCCGATGAAAGAAAATAGAGGTCTTGCTGTATTTGAGCAGGCAGTGCCAGAGCATAATTATGTTATTACTGTTGACGTTTCTCGTGGAGTTGGTAATGACTATTCAGCATTTACCGTAGTAGATACTACTACCATCCCATATAAAATGGTTGCTAGATATAAAAACAATGAAATCAAACCAATCATTCTGCCTAATGTAGTTGTTGATATAGCGAAGAATTATAATAATGCTTATATTTTATGCGAAGTAAATGATATTGGTGGACAGGTAGCGGATATTATTCAATTTGATTTGGAATATGAGAACTTATTGATGGCAGCAATGCGAGGTCGTGCGGGTCAGCAATTAGGTCAAGGGTTCTCTGGTAAGAAGACCCAGTTAGGCATTAAAATGTCTACTGCGGTAAAGCAAGTTGGTTGTTCTAATCTGAAAGCTCTGATTGAGGATGATAAACTTCTTATAAATGATTACGATACTATCGCAGAGTTAACTACTTTCATTGCGAAAGGACAAACATTCCAAGCGGAAGAAGGGTGTAATGATGACCTTGCCATGTGCCTTGTTATCTTTGCTTGGATGGCAATGCAACCATATTTCAAAGAGATGCATGATAATGATGTGCGACAGCGCATCTATGAATCTCAGAAAGATATGATTGAACAAGATATGGCACCGTTTGGATTTATCAGTGACGGAATGGAGGATGAATACTTCGCAGATGCTCAGGGTGACGTGTGGCAGGTCGCGGAATACGGGGATAAATCCTATATGTGGGAGTTTAGATAAGGTTTCAAAAATATAAATAATCCTAGACAACCGATGACGGCATTAATTCTAGGAGATTTAAACAATGGCAGCCAATCAATCCTCGCCAGGTGTAGTCGTACAGGAAAGAGACCTGACGACGATCACTACTTTATCGACCGCAAACGTTGGCGTTCTCGCTGGTCCTTTTGATCAAGGTCCTGTTGAAGAGATTATCGATATCTCCAATGAAAGAGAACTTGCCGAGCGTTTTGGTAAGCCCAATGAGTACAACTATGAATATTGGTATACTGCAGCTCAGTACTTGAGCTACGGTGGTGTTCTTAAAACAATCCGCGTTGCTTCCACTGCACTTAAGAATGCTGTTGATACTGGCACAGCACCTCTGATTAAGAACCTGCAGAACTACGAAACAAACTACCAAACCGCAAACAATACTTGGACTTGGGCTGCTCGTACACCTGGTGCTCTCGGTAATTCTATCGGTGTCTTCATGACAGACGCTGGTGCTGATCAAATCGCCGTCATTCCTGCTCCTGGATCTGGTAACGAATTTGAATTCGTTGCTGATGAAGCAGTTACTGCTGCATCTGGTGCTGCTGGTAAAGTATTTAAGTATAGCATCGTTCTCACTGTTGAGAATGTTGTTGGTGATTTCACCCCTGGTACTTCTACAACGATTGCAATCTCTGGTTCTAACGAAGCAGTTACTGTTCTGGCATGGGATCCTGCTAACAAGAAACTGGAAATCTCTCTTCCTGGTGGTGGTGTTACTGGCATCATTGCTGATGCACAAACTGTAACTCAGGGTAGCAATACTTGTGACATTGCCACCAGCGGTATTGAGCGTAAACTGCTGATTGCTAAAGATAAGGGCAGCATTGATTTTGCTGCTGCAGATTCCTTGAATGATACTAACTCCAACGCTGCTGCCGTAACCTCTGTTCGTGGTGAGTATGCTGAGCGTGAGTATCTGCCTGGTGTTAAGTGGGTCAACGTTGCTGAGCGTCCTGGTACTTCTCTGTATGCAAGCAATGCAGGCGGTCACCGCGACGAAATGCATATCGTTGTCATTGATATCGACGGTAAGATCACTGGCACAACTGGTGCTGTTCTTGAGCGTTTCATTGGTGTTTCTAAGGCATCTGATGCTAAGTCCTCTGTTGGTGAAACCAACTATTACGTTGAAGTTATGAAGCAGAAATCCCAGTATCTGTTCTGGGGTGAGCATGAGACTGAAGTATTCAACGCAACTGCTACTCCTGCTGATGGCAACTGGGGTCTGAGTGCTGCTCGTCAGTTCAACCTGCTTCGTTCTGCTGCTGGTTCTACTGACTATCCCGCAGGTCGTACAACCGTAGGTTCTAAGAACAACTCAACTCACTACTATCGCCTTATTAATGGCACTGATTATGCAAACTCTGGTGGTGTATACACCGTCTCTAATGCTGACATCGCATCTGCATACGAACTCTGCGAAGATCCAGAATCTCAGACCATCGATTATATTCTTACTGGTCCTTCTGGTGCTGATGACGCTGCTGCTCTGGCTAAAGTAACCTCCCTGGTTAACATCGCTGAAGAGCGTCGTGATTGCATGGTCTTTGTATCACCTCGCCGTGGTAACCTGATTGGCGTTTCTAATGCTACCACTCAGACTGACAACCTGGTTAAATTCTTCGATTTACTGCCCTCGTCTTCC